CTTGTCGTGGCAGATCCACCGGTGCATCTCGCCCCGGTGGGCCCACCCGCAGCGGTCGGCGTTCACGGCACAATCGGGGAAGGACGCACGGGACAAGTGGCTCGATGAGATCTTCCCGCTGATCCGCAAGTCCCCGGTCCGCAAGCTGGTGGCCAGGCGCGGGAGCCGGCTTCGGATCAACGAGGGGATGGGCAACGAGTCGATCCTGTGGCGGACTGGGTCGCTGATCCGGCTGCTGTCGACGTCGAACTCCTCTGGCCACTCCAAGACGCTGCACCAGGCGACTCTGGACGAGATCTGGCACGACACGGACGACCGCCGGGAGCAGGGCCTGCGCCCGGCGATGATCACCGTGGTCGATGCGCAGCTGCTGGTGTGCTCGACCGCCGGCACCGAGGCCTCGGTGGTGCTGAACCGGAAGGTGAAGGCCGGCCGCAAGGCGGTCAAGGCCGACACCGGTCGCGGGATCGCCTACTTCGAGTACTCGGCGCCGGATGACTGGGATCCGGACGACGAGGAGTCGTACTTCGAGTTCATGCCGGCGCTGTGCCCGGATCCGCCGTGCCGCTGCGGGGTCGATGACGGCGGCTGGCGGCACACGATCACGTTGGACACGATCCGCGCCGAGCGGGCGTCGGGGATGCCGGACTCGGAGTTCATCCGCGCCTACGGCAACCGCCCGCCGGACAAGACCGCGGGCGTGTGGGAGCTGTTCGACGGGTCGATGTGGGCGGTGCAGACCGCGCCCAGTGATGCTGCGATGGCTGACCCGATCGCGCTGGGTGTGTGGGTGTCTCCGGATCGTGACCGGGCGGCGATCGCCGCGGCGGGTCATCGTGACGCCGGCGTCGGCCAGCTGGTGGAGCTCACCGGCACCGACGCGCAGGGCCTGGATGCTCGTGAGGGCGTGCACTGGGTTCCGCCGCGGCTGGCGGAGATCGTCGAGCGGCACAACCCGATCGTGGTGGTGACGAACGACCGCGTGTTGGCGGACACCGGTGTGGCTCGGTTGGCCTCGGGCCCGGATCAGACGTCGGCGTCGGCGTTGCTGCTGGCAGGCATCAACGCGACGACGGATGAGGGCGAGCCTGCGCTCGAGGTGAACGTCAAGCACATGGGCCAGAAGGAACTGACCGAGTCCGCGTCCCGAGCGGTGAAGCTGCAGAGGGGCAAGAGCTGGGTGCTGGACGTCCCGGTCGGCGATGTGTGCCCCGTCGGCGCTGGAGCACTGGCGCTGTGGGGCCTGCTGACGCCACGGGTGCATCAGAAGCGCAAGACGCCGCCGGCGGCGCCGCAGGTCGCAAAGTCCGGGTCGTGGGAGACGGCCGATCTGACGAACATCGGTTTCTAGGGATGGGAGGCGCCTGATGCCGCCAGCGGCTCCTGTTCGCGAGACGGGTCATGTGGTCGAGGGCTCGTGGTGGGCTGAGCTCGAGGTCGAGCCGACCCCAGAGCTGCGCTGGCCGCTGTCGGTCCAGGTGTATGACCGGATGCGAAGGCAAGACGCCCAGGTGGCGTCGGTGCTTCGTGCGGTGACCTTGCCGGTGCGACGCACGACGTGGCGGGTGGACCCGAACGATGCTCGCCCGGAGGTCGTGCAGCTGGTCGCCGAGGATCTCGGGTTGCCGATCGTGGGCGGCGAACCGGTGGTGCCGAAGCGGTCGCGGGACCGGTTCTCGTGGAAGAGGCATCTGCGGCTGGCGCTGCTGATGCTGCCGATGGGTCACAGCTTCTTCGAGCAGGTGTACCGGATCGTCGATGGCAAGGCTCGGCTGCGGAAGCTGTCCGAGCGGCCCTCCCGGACGATCCACGAGATCAACGTCGCGCGCGACGGCGGGCTGGAGTCGATCGAGCAGTGGGGCTCCGCCGGCGACCCCGGCCCGGTGAAGATTCCGGTGAATCGGCTGGTGGCGTACGTCAATGACCTTGAGGGCGGCAACTGGACCGGCATGTCTTTGCTGCGTACCTGCTACAAGAACTGGCTGATCAAGGACCGGCTGATTCGGGTGCAGGCGCAGACCGTGGAGCGCAACGGCATGGGTGTGCCGCGCTATACCGGCGCCGAGGGCGAGGAGAACCTCGATAAGGGTCTGGCGATGGCCCAGGCGTGGCGCGGCGGCGATGGTGCCGGCGCGGCCGTCCCGTACGGCGCGAAACTGGATCTCGTCGGGGTGGACGGCGACCTCCCGGACGCGGACAAGCCGATCCGCTACCACGACGAGCAGATCGCCCGGGCGGTGCTGGCGCACTTCCTGAACCTGGGCACGCAGACGGGCTCGTGGGCGCTGGGGTCGACGTTCGCGGACTTCTTCACGCTGTCGCTGCAGTCGGTGGCGCAGGATGTCGCGGACACTGCAACGCAGCACATCGTCGAGGACCTGGTGGATCTGAACTGGGGCGAGGACGAGCCGGCGCCGCGGATCACGTTCGACGAGATCGGATCCCGGAACGCGGCGACCGCGGAGGCGATCAAGCTGTTGATCGACTCTGGCGCGGTCGTGGTGGACAAGGCACTCGAGGAGCATCTGCGCATCACGTACGGGTTGCCTGCGAAGTCGCCTCAGTCCGCGCTCCCAGCTGCTGGTGGTGAGTGATGGCCGTCGATGTGCCTACCGCGCCGCCCCTGGGTCGCGTGGCCAATGTCGAGCTCATGCACACCGGGACATGGACTCTGTCCACCGGCTTGTTCACGTTCACCATCGAGGACCTGGCAGCCGCGGTTGCAGCGCTGGAGTGCCCTGCGGTGCGTCGGCCCGCCCTGAAGTTCGGCCACACGCCCGACGCTGCCCCTGGCCAGCCTGCGATCGGGTTCGTGGCGAACATGGCCACGGCCGAGAACGGCCGCACCCTGGTCGGTGATTTCGTCGGCATGCCCGGCTGGCTGGTGGATACCGACGCGGACGGGAACTCGGTGCTGTCGTCGGCCTACCCTGACCGCTCCATCGAGGGCGCGTTCGACTTTCGCTGCCAGATCGGCCACACCCACCCGTTTGTCATCAAGGCGGTCGCGCTGCTGGGCGAGGAGGAGCCGGGCATCGGCACCATCCAGTCTTTGCAGGATCTGGCTGATCTGTACGGCGTGGCCGCCTCGGCCGATCCGGGCGACGCGGGGAGCGTCGCCGTCATTGTCCGCGCGAGTGAGGGATCTGTCATGCCAAACCCACGCCCTGTCCAGGTGTCCGCCACCGTCACGACCGAGGATGTGCGCCGCGCCTTCTACTCCTCACCGGCTGGCGCCGGCTGGTCGACCTGGATCGAGGAGATGCAACTTGAACCGCTGCAGTTGATCGTCATGGACGACGACACGAACACCCGGTCCCGGGTGCCGGTGAACATCGGCGACGGTGAAGGCCAGGAGGCCGTCTCGTTCGCCGACGCGGTGCCGGTCATCGTCCGCTATGACGATGCGGCGCAGAGCGCGGCAGCCGCGGCCGGTGCGCAAGGGGGACGCAGGATCCGGTTCGCATCCCGCACCGAGTCGCGTCCCGCGCCGACCGCGAGCGAAGCCGCGCAGCAGATCGCCGCCGCGGCGAAGAAGAACCCTCCCGCCGCGGCGGCGGGAGTAACCCCATCCGAGAAGGGAGCCGGTATGGACCCGGCGAAGATCCGAGAGGCTCTGGGCTTGGGTCCTGACGCCTCCGACGACGAGGTTCGGACCGCTTGGGCGTCCACGAACCTGGCGGCGGCACCCCCGTCGCCGTCGACCGAACCCACTTCGGCGCCGCCGGCCCCGGCCGCCGACGCCCCGACCAGCCAGCCCGACCTTGTCGCTGCGAGCAAGAAGGCCGTCGGCACGATGACCATCGACGCCTCGGCCTGGGATGAGCGCGAGCAGCGGATCAAGCGGCTGGAAGCCGACGCTGCTAAGCGGGCTCGCGAGGAACGCGACCAGGTCATCGCCGAAGCGGTGAAGGACGGCAAGTTCGCCCCCGCCCGCAAGGACCACTGGGTTCGGCTGTGGGACGCCGACCCGGAGGGTACTCGCCAGGTGATCGCTGGGCTGACCAAGAACGTCATCCCGGTCGAGGCGATTGGTTTCGCTGGCGGCGATGACGAGGATTTCGATCAGGAGTTCGCGTCCCTGTTCCCGCCGGCTGCGACCACGAAGGGAGCCTGAGCCATGGCTGACTACGCACCTGTGTACTCCGGCGGCGCGAAGCCGTTCACTGCCACCACGTCCGGGGCCGTCACTGGCGGGAAGGTCCTTGCCCAGTCAGGCGAGGGCACAGTCGCGCATGCCGGTGCCGATTCGACGCAGTTCGTCGGCGTGGCCGCGCATGACGCCCCGTCCGGTGGGCGCGTCTCGGTGTGGCCGATCGTCAACGTCGTCCACGAGCTGACGGCCAGCGGCGCCATCGCCGCCGGCGCCGGCGTTCAGACGGCGGCAGCCGGCGATGTCAAGACTGCGGTGACCTCCACGGCCGCCGCGGCTGCCGGCGCGCTGCTCGTCGGCATCGCGCTCGGC